TCTGAATGTCCGAGAATGCGGAACTCATACCAGCCCCTTGAAGTCAGAGGCATTGAAATCCGGCATCTTCGCTACCGCATCAGCTACTACCTTGTCGAAGGTTGCATGTAATCGAGTCACAGCGATTCGGGCCATTCCGGTTGGGGCCATAAGACTGAACCCATCCATGTTGGTTCTGATCTTCGCTACCGTGTCGCCCTTGTATTTATGAGGCATCCCAGGCATGTATTTGGGAGGAACCCATCCTCCAAATTCAACCATGTTCGCGTAAACCGTATTGTTAGCCAGATACACCACATCACCGGCTTTGATCTTCAGAGAGTCGCCGTTGATGCTCTGGAGAGTCCCAAGACCTGATTTATCAAGCCTCACAGGGGATGACTCAGGAACGGAGTTAATGCCGATTTGCCATGCGCCACGAAGCAACCCAGTATTTGCAGGGGTCGCTAGAACCACATCCTGCCCGAGTTGCTGGACCACACCTTGGACCACTGAAGCCGCCTTCATGGGAACGGACTGGCAGAAACGTCCAATCGCCAGAGTGAAATCCCCACTCATTTCCGCACCACACACTGATAGAGAACTGGAGTAGCACCAGTGAAGGTAGGACGGACCAGCACCACGCGGTAATTGGTCCCATTGGCGCTGACCACATCACCGGGAAGGATTGGGGTAGCGATCCCTTTCGCTGGGATAGTGGCCTCAATATCACCAACCTGGATCAAGCCCTGCTCTCCATACTTGAAGCCGAGCCCGCGCATACCCACAGCATCCAGAAAAAGGATGATAGGCGTCACCGTAGGAGTGCGCCCAGTCTGCTGACCCGTGGCCACGTTGTAACTTCCAGCGGAGTTCTGAGTCAGAGTCCCGGATACAACAAACTCGCCAAGGTTGGCGAATAGATCCAAGACACTGGAAGCAACACTCATCCCCGCACCAACATGCCGCCGCTGTTAGGCGAGGCACGGAGGAACTGCTTCAACTGGGCCACCACAGGAGCCGGGAAAGCTCTATGGACCTTATGGCCCTGCTCAATGCTTCCCACCTTGATCGTCTCAGCCTCAACAGATCCAAGGCCCTGGCTCCAGTCAGTAGTGACCAACTGGAAAGCCATCTCAATCTGAGCATTCTTAACTGGAGTAGGAATCGAAGTGGTAGGGGGGAAGTATCCATTCTTATCCACCACCCCGAACCGGGGCCATTCCATCGTCTGGAGCAGGCTACATTTGGTCCCAATGAAATACATGGAGTCAATTAAGACGCCAGCCCATTGAAGGTTTTGCTCTTTTTGGGTGGGAGTGAGTGCGGTCCAGGCAGTAGTGAACCCACGGAAGGTCAGATAAGCGTCTGCCTCGGCTACGCTGGCGTAGCTCTGTGCAGTTGTTCCGCCTACCGTCACATCCAAGGACATGGCTACTCCAGAGGATCAGAAACGGATTCGACCTGAACAGTCTTGACCACAGGAATCCATCCCAGGCTGATGTGGTCCTCAAGAGAGCCCTGAGCAATCACAATCACTTCGCCTTCATCATTCTGAACGGCAAGCTGGTCAGGGGCGATTTCAACGGCCTCGATTTCTTCAACCTTGGCCTTCTTATAAGGTCGCGCCATGGCGAACCTCCAGAGAAATGCCGGGGAGCCGTAGCCCCCCGGCTTGGTTGAGGTTTATCCGAGCAGGATGCCCACGTGCTCGCCCTGGACCACCTTGCAGCCACCCGCGAGGTGCAGTTCCCAGGAACGCTGGCCATACTGCGCGATTTCGCAGAGCAGGAAGGTCAGGCCGGACTGATCGCTGATCTTCATCTGAGTGATGGTCGGATTCTCGGGCATGAAGGGAGGACGATAGACACCCATCACTGCGCTACGCTCGAAAGCCACGTTGGGGGTGTAGTTGTTACCGATGGTCATGGTGTCAGCATCGGCGCGGGCCACCTTCAGACCAGGGCGGCCAATGTTGAAGGTGCCAGGGGCGCTGATCAGGGCAGCGGAAGGATCGCCCACGGCAACATACTTGTTGGTATCCGAGCCCATGGCCATAATGTCACCAGCCAGAACGGTGCCGGTGCCAGTCTTGGCGGTGATCGCCTGAGCACCTAGAGCGTGGGCGCCGTTGAACACATAGGAAGCGCCGGTGCCCTTGGTGTGCTGAACGATTCCAGCCGACTCATTGATGGTGAAACCGAACTGTTCCAGGAAGTTCCCATTACGCCGTTCAGTGTCGCTACCAGCCTGATAGGCCATCTGAATGATGGACTGGTTACGCAGGGAGAGAGCAGCCGTGGTGTCAATGACCAACTGGAGGTCGGCCATGGGAGCGCCGTTGTCCTTCAGGATCTTATAGAGGTTGGTTAAGCCGCTGAGGTCAGTAGCGAAGGGGTTGGTGCCAGCGGTGCCGTAGGCGCGGGAAGCACCGGACTTGATCTGGACAGCAGCATCAGCCTCGGCAAAGTTGCGGAGAGAGCGCATGGACTGTTGAATCCACTGGCGGGCCATCTCGGTAGCATTGTCGCCACCGTTCTCAAGGCTCTGGACCTGCTCACCAGTCAGATACCAACTGGCCTTCTTGGCAAAGGTGATCTTGACTCCCACGTTGGTAGGAGTCGAGTCATCACCCTGGACCGTAACGGCAGCAGGAACGAAGTCAGTCAGCGCACGGACAGGGGCGACGGGCACATAAACGGTGTCGCCCTTAGCCACGCTCTTGTCATCGTAGCTGGTGGTGATGCCCTTGAGACAGGCGTAGGGTTCATTGGAGACAACCTGTGCAGCCGTATAGAGAACGGGTGCAAGGGCGGTAAGGACGTTACTCATGGGTTAGACCTCAGTCAGTGAAGGAGCCGCCGCCTTTAATGAAGGCGTCACGCTCGCGGATTGTGAGCTTGTTGAAATCATTTAGAGACATGGGCTTGCCTGCGGACTTGCCGCCGTTGCTCTGGCTGGAACCACTCCCCGAAGCTCCCGAAGCCTCGAAACCCCACGCCATGTCTTTCTTGAAACTAGACACGAAATCGGTAAGTTTCTGAGCCGGGTTGCCCTTCGGAACCACCTTGAATCCGTCCCCATCGGGAACGACTTCCACCAGATCCTGGATGTGGGGAAGCAGAGCCTTCGGGATACCCTTGACGGTGGGATCACTCATGGCTTCCATGAGCGCCCGTTCGCGGGTTCCATTCAGGATCTTGGATTCTAGGAGTGCTGCCTTTTCTTCAGCGGCTTTCAGTGCGGCCTTGTCGGCTGCGCTGACTTTCTCGTAATTGCCAGCCGCTAGATCCCTGGCGGTTTCCGCATCTCGAATAGCCTTTGCTTCCGCTGCTTCACGTTCCTTCAACGTCTTCGTGACGTTTTCCAGGTCCGACTTGAGCTTGGCGATGGTATTGGTTGCGGGAGCATCGTCAACCTGAAGGGTGAAACGGCCATCTTCGCTTTTGGCGTATAGCGGTTTCAGGGCATCATCCAGCCCTTCCAGAGAGTCGATCTTGTGTTTCAGCGCCATTGGGAATCTCCAAGGTCCGCATTTCGCGGTGGCAAGCGTTTCACCTGCCTGCCCTCAGAGTTGGGCGGTATGGGGCTATCAGGAGTAGCCTTTAGAGCGCCTTTAGCTGGTCCAGAGTCAGCACATTGCCACGCTGGTCAGTCAGATCCCGAATGCTTAACTTGCCCGAGTTCCAAAGTCGGAAGCGTCCAGGGCCAAGAATGGATTCCTGCTCAGACTTGCTCAGACTCCCAAGCCAGGATTCCCATGTGGTGTCCCCGGATACTGTGCCGTTGGCTGTATCTGTGGACGTTGGGCGCTGACCCACGGGCATCTTGATCCCCAGTTCATCCCACATCTTAGGGATCGGGACTGTGCAGCATCGGCAGTTCCAATGTGCAGGGGGCACCTCATGGGTGTCATTGATCGGCCATGTCTGACCATCCAGCACACCACACACCAGACAGGTTTTGGGATCGAGCGTAGCAACCCACTGGAGTTCATCCAGGCTATTGGCGTTCTCTTTCCAGAGAGCAAGCTGGGCCGCATTGTTCACGGCCATGGCGCTAGTCCTGACCAGGGCCTCAGCGTTCCGGGTTCCGACCATCATCAGATCCTTGGTGCGGGCCACCATGCTCTGGAGGTTTTCACCCTGGAGCATGGCTTGGCGCATCTGGTCTGTGAATCCCTGGGTCAGACTCTCGCCCTGCCTTGCCCACCATTCAGCCGATGGAGCGCCCACGGTTAGGGTGTCATCGACTAGGGCTTTCAGCAGTCCGGGACTCCACTTGATCCCCTGGAGCAGTTCAACGCCCACGGCATCATTCATGGAGGCCAGCAGGTTAGCTGTGGAAGCCTCGATTCCAGCGGCTAGGCCATCCGAGGCATGAGCTGCAATCTGCGTATATGAGTCATCCACGATGCTTTGGGCTTCGTCCAGCAGCTTCCGTAGCCGTGCCCGTTGCCAGTCCGTTCTAGGCGTGTCGATGCCAGAGCCCGACAATTCCTCAACCAGATCCTTTCCAAGTTGACGGATCATCGCGTCAATATCCTGACGGATGCCTGCCTCATAGCGCATCCACTGGACCGAATTTTTGAGAATGCTGGAGTGGAACTGATCAGCTAGGCTCATCTGGCTTCACTGGTATTTTCTTGGTCAATTGCTTGACCATCATTGGGTCAGGTGCCTGCATATCCAGCCTGTCTAGTTCATCCTGCACATCGAACCCGGCAGGCAAAACCTCGGCTTGGTTCATGATGTTCAGATAGGTTTCTTTGGTCAGAAGGCCCGCGATCACAGCGTTTCTAATCTCAGTTAAGAAAGTGGCATCGGGCTTGGAAACGTCCACATCAGTATTAACTGAAAGCTCGCCTAGTTCCTTGTTGATCCACTTCCCGGCCATACCCCATGCCTGATTCAGACCAGACTGAAGCCCAACAGCCCAGGCCATGATTCGGCTCATCGCCTGCGTAGACTCAACCCCAGCCTCCATCGCGGTTTTGACTGTGCCGGTATCCAGCATCTTCCCAGCCATACGCTGCATCTGAGCTTCCAAGTCCTGGAGGTCAGTTCTGCCTGCCTCGATAGCCTTCCCAGTGTGTTCCACCCACTTAGCATCGCCCCCCACAGGCATCGCTAGAATGTTCTGAGGTCCAATCACAAGATCGCCAGCATCCACGCCGATAGTGGCAAGCAACGGCACACGGGCCACATGAAGGATGTTCCGCTGGTCACTGGAACTCTGCCAATGCTCCACATTCTTCCAAGCCAGATCACGCAGCGGAGGCACACCCTCCATGAAGGCAGTTCTGCCGGTGTAGATAGGGATCACTGGGACTTCCTGAAGGCTCACAATGCCCGATTCCTCAGGTTCTAGTTCCCAGTCAGCATCCAGAGCTTCCTTTTCATAGACTGTAACCATTCCAGGCTCAAGCACCCGAACCTTCTGGACGGTCTTTTCAAGGAAGGGGCCATCTGGTTCCGTGCAAGTCTCCATATAGCGGAACTGGGTCAGCATTGGTTTCCCATTAACCATCTGGTAACGCCAGCCCAATACCTGCTCAGCCTTCACATGGATCAGGTAGGGCCTCGCCCCCATGGCCTGCTCAGTGGCAAGAGTCCCGCCCACTGGCACCCTGGGATAATCGGCCACGATATAGGTCACGCCCATAAAGGCGTCACGTAGAACGTCCTGTGCGAACTGGGTAATGTCCCGGCCCGAAAGATCCACGTTTTCCAGCCATTCCTCCGCATCAGGGGGAACGTCCTGGCCCAGTTCTACCGGCTTACGAAAGATCAACCCGCAAGCAAGGTCCACGGCATCACGATAGGCGGGCAGCAAGACAGAACCATCGCGCCTAGACTTCCACGCCTCAGAGGACTCGGCTGGATGCTGAGGGAGATAGGCTTTGCCAGCGTCCCGCATGGCGTCTGTGCCATCCATAAGTGCAGCCGGTAGTTGACGCTTAGATTCCAGGTGCTTTTGGGTGTCCGTCTGTTGGCCTACGGGATTCATTTAGTCCCCTTCAGGGCAGCTAAAACCTCATCCAGACGGTCATGGACTCTCCCCAATGCGTTCTCGTAGCTGATCTTGGGCACATAATCACGCACGATTTGAATTTCCACCTGCTGGACCCGCTTATCCAGCGCCCTGGTCTCATTCAATAGTTGTTCTCTCAGATCGCCTAGTTCTGTCTGAATCTCTAGGAACTTGGAATCAATACGAGAGGCATCTTTGGTGAAAAAGTATTTCAACAGCCCGAATAAGCCACCAAGAAACAGGGCACAGAGGCCACCGAATGCCCCGATCATCTGATTGATATTCACCTGAAGTCCTGTTTCCATTACTTGCCCCTCCGTTGGCTGCGGAGTTCCGCAAGGATTTCCTGATCATTTTTGATCAGGATGGAATCGTTAGCGTCAAAGTGCCTGACAACCTGCTCAACATCGTTATGCAGGGTGACGTAGGCAGTTCTCCACTGGTCACGCTCTTTGATTGCGCTTAGATAAGCCTCATCCATCCGGTGTGAGTGCATAGTCATCCCAACACCGGCACCAAGCAGGAACGTCAACAGAAGAAGGACCAATGTCACAGCCAATTCAACCTCTGGACTCCACCAACGCCTAGGCTGAGGCGTGACCTTCCGGCCATCCACAGGGCAACGGTGCGAACCAGATTCGCTCATGTCAGCAGGAACAGCCGGTTTTTGATCCACAGGTCTTGCAGGCAGATCCCTTGGTGGTCTTGCGAATGGCCTTGAACATGGTTCCCCCTACTGGTTATGGACGCCGTTGAGTCGTTCGTATGTGCGAAGGGCACCCATGCCCAGCATCCCCATGAGAAGGGGAAGCATCTGAGTCAGATCGGCTGGCTTTACGTCCACTGGATGGCCCGCAGCCCTGGCAACGAATAGAACCACGGGAAGTCCAACCCAGTTCCAGGCGCAGGCAGACCCGCACACCCAGCCAACGAATGGGCGCCAGCCGCTGACGAACAGGCGAGGACTTTGCGCCTCAGCCTTATCAATGTCCATCTGCCCAGTGTTCATGGCGATTTGACCTTGAAGCAGGGCCAGGGCCTGAGCCATCTGGTCCTTCTCCTGTTGCGTCTTATCAGGCCAAATCTTACCGATGATACCTGATGCCAGGTCTGCAACTGAACCGATGCCTGTCAGGTCCATGCTCATGCCACCACCCGAATGAAGTCAGGGGCCAGATCGTGAACCTTCTGCCGCATGACATGAGGAACGACGATGCAGCCCTTGGATTCCTGCATGTAATGGGTGGACGAAGGCCCGTGGATGTAGAACGCATCCCTACCAAACGTCTCACCCTCGATCTGCACTAGATGGGCAACCATGGGACCAAGGGGGGGATGATTGTCCTCCCAAGGCCGAACCTCATAGACGCCCTGTGGCAGCGGTCCAACCTCATGAATCTCCTGCATGGCTGGATTGTTCAGCCCGTCACCATGACCAGCCCAAGCATGGGCCACGACTTCCCCGGCTTCATCTGTGATGAGGCCGGTTGACTGTTGGAAGGTGAGAGTAAGGGACACAGGGCACCAAGGGCAGGGGGCTCTTGGTGAAATGGGCAGAAGCCCTTGGCTGCGTTTTACGTGTCCCCCTGCGACTCTCAGGGTTGGTCCAGGTCAGGCTATCAGGAGTAGCCTTTACGCCACGTTACGCCTGCGCCTGATCATCTCTGACTTGTAATCATTCTTGGCCTGGGCCAAACAGATGCCCATTCGCTCGGATACCACAATCGAAGTGACGCCCTGGTCACGCAGTTTGTAAACCCTGGCCCGCCTCAACGCCACGCCGATATAGACATCCCTTAGCCCAATCCGTGCCATGTCCTCAAGGATCATAGAAACGATGTCCTCAGCCTCATGCCGTGCAGATTCAACAGGTCTGCCACAGCGAACTAGGGCATTGATCTGGTGAATCACCATTATGTCGATGGCATCGCGTTCCGTGATCATAGGCGAAGCTCCGATGCAGTTGCCTTGCGGGAGATGATGGGGAATTCCGAATGGATCAGGTATCCAAGTGCATCGGGCATGTGATCGAGGCCCAAGGACTTATCCGGGGCCGATGTTCCTTCCTTCCAGGTCAGACCTTCCAGGCATCGAATGAGTGTCTTTGCCTTGGGACTGACAAAGCATCGAAGATCCCCGGCTGCGTTCCTGAATAGGGCATTCGTTTCATTGATTCGATCCACCACAAGAGGCGCGGCATGGGGTGCAATGACCTTGAACCCTGCTGACTTGAGCAGGCTGAAGTCCGTCTGCCCCACAGGTGCGGAGGTCTTCCGAGCGTTGCCCGATGGATCTGGATAGACCTGGACTGGCCTAGTCGGATACCTGCGCCGTATCTCAGCCGCCATCAATTCAGTGTTTCCGTTGGGAATCTCAACTTCCCCAAAGATATGAAGCTGACCACCTGGGGCAGTTGCCAGCACAGCCGACATGGGGTTTACGTTGAAGTCCAACCCGACCATGAGAACCATGCCTGGGTTATCAGCGACTTCCTTAACGTGGACGGAGCGTTCAAAGTTCTGATATACCCTGCCCACCAGCGTCTCAAAACTGGCCTGAAACTCTTGCCGGAAGGTTCGGTCATCTAGTTCAGCCCGTGCCGCTTCAATCTCAGCCAGGGGGACATTGCCACCGTCTGCCGTAGTGAACTGCCAAGCCTGCCAGTCCTCACGGTCATGGGCAGCGGTCCAGAGCGTGTGGAAGTGGTTGAAGCCTTTTGGAGTCCCAATAAACAGGGCTTCCCCCTGCTGATCAGCAAGGGCAGGCCGTAGAACCTCAGTCCAGGCATCGGCATCCATATCCGCGTATTCATCCAGCACAGCAGCGGAAAGGCTGGCCCCGCGCAGGGAATCGGGGTTATCGGCCCCACGCAGGCTTATTTCCGAGCCATTTACCAGCCGGACGGTTAGGTCAGTCTCATTCCATGACACAGCCCATGACATGGGCACAATGCGCTTCAGCATCTTCCAGGCAATCTGCTTTGCCTGTCGATAGGTGGGCGCGATATACCAGCAAGTCTGATCCTTGGCCGTGGCGTGGTTCAGGAGGAACAGGATGGCCAGGAAGGTTTTCCCGAACCTACGGCCAGCGCAGACCACCCGGAATCGGGCAGGATGTTCCAGCACCTCAAGCTGGGGAAGGCTTGGCGTTATCTCAGCCAACCTTGGGCCTCCTGATGATGAAGGGTTCCAAGTCCCGGCCATCTCCGCCCTTGTTGGCATCCTTATTGGCATTCATCAAGGCCAGCCCGATTGATGCGCCCTTCTGTGCGACCTCGGCAAGTGCTGCCAGTGGTCTGAGGTCTTCGGTGTCGTGATCCTCGGGAAGTTCCATGGACTTACGCTCAAACATGCTCATGAGCCGTGAGGCACCATTGAGTCCCGATTGCCCCGCATTGGCTGCGGAGTTATTCATGGACTTGACCCGATCTGCCAGGGTAATTGCAGACACCCTGTCAGAAATTGGAAGGGCCTCAATGGCGCAGTCTGTTTCAACAATCCTATTTGCAACGCTTTTGATATTTTCTAGCCTGTCTGAATACCTGGCGGTAATGGCAGATCGAGCGACCTTGAACTCTCTAGACAGCGAGGAAACGCTTTCAGACAGGGCAAGCCTCCGGCCTATCTCGCTCCATTGCCGTTCTGTGAGTTTTGAAGGTCTGCCAGCCATTACGATGCCATCCTTTCCTCAAGCCGGTTCACCTTGGAGTGAATGAACCCGTCCACCTTCTGAGCCCCGAACATGATTCGGAGTTGGTGGACCATGATCCAAACGTCTGCCACTTCGGAGCAGATCCGGGATATATCGCCCCTATCGCCCAGGTGGTGCATGAGTTCGACCTGAAGCTCAGCCAGCTCCTCAACGGCTTTTAGAACCTGGGCATTGTGGCCGAAGTGGCGAAGCGCCTTTGAGTATGTGTCCTGATTCACCAGTTCTCCCGAGTCACAGGGCCGCGCTTTTCGACGGTGTAGCCCTTTGGAACCTTGCCGTAGTCTCGGAACTGGTTGAATACACGGAGGGCATCCTTGGCATCCACGCCAGGAGCCCAGTCCCGAACCTTGCCCTTGCGATCCTTCAGGACGAACCAGAACCAGTCCTTGCAGATCAGAGCCGGGTTCAATGCTTTCATCCGCTTGTATGCCACGTTGTAGCTCACGCTACCTCCAGAAGTTCAATGCCGAGTTCGGTTGCCGCGAATGCTTCAACCTGTTCTATGTAGGTTTGGAACTCCTCGACGGTTAGTTTTGCCGTGGACATGCCGACCACCTGACCATTCGGGAGGTCGATACATCCGATGAATTGCCGCTTTAGGTATTCGTGCCATGCGTCTTGGGTGAATTGCTTACCGTGAATCCAGCCGGTGTCCTGAATGGTCCGCAGGATGGCCCAGTAGCGTTTGTTCTGCTGGAGGCTACGCGAGGTCTTTTCAGGGCCTATCGTGATCTGGAGTGGCTTCCCAGCCTCGGCGCTGGCCTTCCAGTTGGACTTCAGGAACGCCCACAGGGCTTGTGCGTTGCGATCTTCTCTCAGTATGAAGGTTTTCACGATGCCAACTCCAAAAGCCCCTGGACATGGGCTAGTAGCTCAGCCTCCGTGCCATAGGTAGCCTCAAAGGTCCGTTTGCCGTTATGGATCGCGTGGCCGAATGGCCCGGTTTGGTGATGGCTTGGACACAGCGGAATGGTCATGAAGTGGGAGGCCCGCTGGCTCATGCCCCCGGTGTTCAGGTGGTGGACGAGGGCTGGAACGAATCCATGGCCGGATCTACGGCACACGATGCAGCCCAGGGATGCTACGCGGTCCAGGTGGTCATGCTCTGCCTTGGTGGTCATCGCATAGCCTCCTGAATCCAGACGAGCGCCTTGCCCGAGGTGATGTGCTTCTCATCCAGGGGGAACACACGCCACCCGGCAAGCTGGGCAAGCACTGTTTTTTCGCAGTCCCGATTGATGCCCAGGCCAGAGGAGTGCCCGGTCTTGCCCTTGGCAAACGTCCCGCCCTGGACTTCCACCAGTAATTTGATTTCGGGCCATGCGAAGTCAAAGCGGAACTTCCTGCCAGGGATCGCCAGGTATTCAGGGCATGGCTGAGGCAACCCAGCCGCCTTTATCTGCCACGCGAGAGTCTGTTCCAGGGGGCTGCTCATGGCCGAGGCCCGTGGTTATTGATTGTGTCGGAATAGGCAAGCGCAGACTCAGCACTGGAGAGGTTTTCTCCGTCTCCGATGATGCCGATCCGCTCAGTTAGTGCATAGTCCCAGTCTTCTTGGGCAAGTAATGGTTCCAACTGACACTTTTCCCGTCCTGGTCCGGGTTCTTTATCTTTTGGGTGTGGGTGAGGTTGCATCATCTGGCATACCTTAAGGAATGCTCAAGCAATGCTTGAGGAATGCTTAAGCACTTTGTCGGAACTTTTCCAACGTGCGGTTGCGCCTGCCTGCCCACGCTTGGTGAGCTTTTCGGCCTTCTGGATGGCTAGATCCCGTTCCTGTTCTGTGCGAATTCCGAACAGCCTTCCGGGGACTTCGGGAACGGCTGCGAACTTGGAGCCAATGGATTCCCAATGCTCACGCATAGCTTGGGCATCTTCGTTACACAGTCGGGCAATGGCATTCAAATCAGCGGGAATTGATCCGTCTTTCCAGCAACGTGCTACTAGCACAAGCCAGCATCCACGGGCAGATGGGGACCATGAAGCGAAGTCCTCATCCGAAAGCAACTCGGACGCATAGACGGGAAACCACGGCATGGGGCAGATGGCCATTAGGCAACCCCCGCGACGATGCGATCTGCCCAATCCGCCCCAACAATCGACGGAATCTGAACATCGACCTTGATCCCCTTGAGTGCCAGCCGATGGGCCAAGGCGAAGGCGGCATCCTGGCCCGTGTAATTGGGATCATTGTCACCAAACACGGTCACGGCTTCCACGCCCGCAGGAGGTTCCCAGCCCTTTAGTCCGTTAGCGTTCAAGGCGGCCCATACAGGGAGCCCGAAGGCTTTGGACGCACACAGAGCCGTTTCCAGCCCTTCCGCTACGCCTAGGGCTATCCCAGGCTCAGCAAGTCGCACCTGGGAGCATTCCCCCAGCACCATCCGAACCGGGTTGACCGCAGCCTTCCGTCCATCCGGGGTAAGGTAGGTCCGATGAATGCCGGTTGCCTTGCCCTCGTTTGGCCGTAACAAGGCCAGCATTGCCGGATGTGTGCCCCCGTCGATGCTGTGTTTAAGATTGGAGTGATACCGGATGTCCTGAAGAAAGCCCTCGGGGTTCCCACACCTGGACTCCAGATACCTCCACACGGGGTCTCCAGGGGTCACAGGACGGGCTTCCTTCCAAATCTTGGTAAGAATGCGCCGTTCATCGTCCTTCGTCTTTTTGACCTGCTGCTGAGCCGCCTGGACGGTTCCCACGATGGCATCCACTTCCTTACATGCCAGAGGGAAAGTCAGATTGCGGATCTTCATCACCAGATGGATGCCTGAACCCGCACCGCATTGGTTGCAGTAGTATGTTCCGTCCCCGTTCTCATCGTCGAATCGGAAACGATCCTTACCATCACGGCAGATCGGGCAGGGGCCATGTTCGTTCTTCAGATAGGTCTCATCCACGCCAAGCTGAGTCAGAAGTCCGCGCCACTTCCCACGGGCCATGTCTCGGGTTTTATCGCAATAGACGGCCATCACGCAGCCCTCTTAGACTTGGCCCACGCGATATTCTTGGAGTGAATCCATGACAATAGCTCAGGGGTGGGAGTTACGAGGTGGTATTCCTGCCTAGGCCAAGTCCCAAAGATGCCTTTGTAATTGGCGATGACCCACTTTTCAGACTTCTTTCGGTCATGTGCCAACTGGCAAAGCTGACCATAAATGCTTGACTTTCCCATGTCATGAAGCTGAACCTGGGCCTTGGGTTTCTTGCCTCGCACCTGAACCAGTTCACCTTCTGCCGTTTCGACATCGCTGGGCCTTTCGGCCTTGAACCCGCAGGATGGGCACTCGGGAGTCTTGGGCGGCTTCACGAAATGGCACTTGGGGCAAGCCTTGGGCAGCGGTTCGGGCTTGTCTGCCTCACACGCTGCGGATTCCTTGTGTTTTCTATCGTCCAGGTGGGTAACGGCAAAGTCCCAGGGGAATCCGAGCCGCTTAACGGTGCCGGAATGGTCTAGGACAATGGCGCGGGTTTTCCCGGTCTCTACGCTAGTCCGCAGCACCCGCCCGAACATTTGAACATAGCGCACCTTGGATTTAGTAGGACGGGCCAGGATCAGTGTTTCGCAAGCTGGGAAGTCGGCACCTTCTGAGAGCAAGGCACAGTTGCACAGAACCATGGATCGCCCCGCCTTGAAGTCCGCATAGATGGCCTGTTTTTCCTCATCGGTCATGTGGTAATCGACATGGACAGCAGCCACACCAGCAGCCAGGAATTGAGCGCATATATGCTTGGAATGCGCGATGTTGACGGCAAAGACCATCGTCTGCCGATTGGGAGATAGCTTGAACCAGTGAGAAACAATGTCACCAACTAGCGGAGCCTTATCCATAGCCTGCCCAAGCTGGTCTTCCTGATAGTCGCCTGCTACCACCTTGACGCCCCGCAGATCGGGGTCAGCAGGTGCCCACACATCGGCGTCCACCAGATAGCCGGTATCAATGAGTTCCCGCATGGTCACGCCAGCTACGATGCCCTCAAACAATGGCCCGCCAAGGGACGGGATCACTCTGCCGAGCCCCTTTTGATAAGGGGTAGCCGTGAGACCAATAGTGATCTTCCCGCGCATGATCTCAGCATAAGCCTTCGTCCCAGCGCAGGCATGGCACTCATCCAAGATCAGAAGGTCATAGTCATCCATGCCCCGCTTATCAAGGGTTTGAATGCTTGCCACCACCACGGAAGCCCTGGGATCGCGGGTATTGGAACCCTGAATGATTCCGTGCCGAATGCCGTAGGTATTGAACTTTTCAGAGGTCTGTTGAATCAACTGAACCCGATTACAGACAAAGGCGATCCGCTTGCCCTTTTCGAGCGCGTTCTTGACGATGCCCATAGCTACCACGGTTTTTCCGCCCGCCGTGGGAAGGTAAGCAATCACCCGCTTTTGGCCGTTAGCTATGGCGTTCCTGCAACCCCTTACCAGTTTCTCCTGGTAGGGGTGCATCGTGAAACTTTTAGGCTCTGGATAGCCTTGGAGCTCTTCCCAAAGATCGAGGTCAGCACTCATACCACACACTCATCAGCATCAAACAAGCCGCCTTCGGTCTGCTCAGCCGCCTTCAGGTTCCGGCAAGCCTGCTTCCAGTAGGATTCCTTCAGTTCAGCACCTACGAAGCGCCTGCCCATCTTCACGGCCATGAATCCCTCGGATCCGATCCCACCAAAGGGCGACAGAACCAGATCATCCGGGTTGCTCCAGAGGTCCAGGCCCCGCTGGATCACTTGAAGCTGGAGAGGGCAGATATGCCGTTCGTCCTTTTCCTCGCGGGCTGATTCTTTCTGGAGCGTGTCGCTGGGGTTGATGTCCATCCAAACTGGGGAGGCATACTTTTGCCACATCTGGACTGGGAACGTCTCATTGGTATGGGTCACAGGCTCAGGATTGGCCCCGCGCTTCCGCATGGTCACAAGGTAGTCAGGAATCCCCTGGCGGCTGATCGTGCTGTCCTTCTTAATCTGCTTATGCAGCAGCCCGATGGCCTTGGTGCGCTGCATGGCGGTCACGGGGTCTTTCCAGATGCAGACCTCGGAATGGAAGATGAAGCCCTCATCCTGGAACATGCGGATCAGATCACCACGGAAGTCACGGATGCCGATGAACCCATCCCGTTCCTTGGAGAACGGCAGATTCATCACATGGAAGCTAAGATTCCGACCTGGCATCATCACCCGATGCAGTTCCTTGGTCAGGAACCGGAAGTGCTCGTAGAAAGCGTCAGCATCGCGGCAGTTGCCCATGTCACGGTCTGAAGCCGAGTAGGTGTAGAGGCTGGCAAACGGGGGACTCATGATGCTGTATCCAATACTGTCCGTTGGAATACCCTTCACGACTTCAACGCAGTCACCGTGATACATCGCCCACTTCTTACCAAATTCCTGATTGATTACCTTCATTTCGACTCCCGATGATGAGCCAGATGCTCAGCTTGGCTGGCGAACAGCCGCAGATTTGAGGGATGGTTGTTCCATGGGTTGCCATCAATGTGATGCACAACCTCTTTCTTAGTTAGGAACCGCCCGATTTGATCTTCCATGACCAGACGATGCTCCAGCACATAGCCGCGAGTATCAGAACTGGGGTGAAGTGGGACTAGACAAACAAAATAGCCAGTATTCAAAAGAACCCGTCCACCCGAATAGGCCGGATTGTTCTCACCCAACTGGGCGAGTCCAAGGCACCGAAGGCTGCAATACTTCGATTCCTTTACCTGTGCGGGAGATCGGTAAGTTTCGACATGCTTACCGCAAACGGCACAATCAAAGATGGCTGTCTTAGCCCTCCCAGGCCCTTTACCTTTGCGATCCTCACCATGGCACTTCTGGCTGCAATACTTGGGGTCTGACTTCACATTGGCAGGGCTACGCCGTTTCCTGGATTCCTTGCCACAGACTACGCAAGTGAACTCGCAGATCATGAGGCCACCAACCAAGAAGGCAGAATCATGTCCATCTGCGGGTTGTATTCGTCGTTTGACCTAACCGTGCCCCGAATGTCCTGCTCATTGAATTGGTGCATGTGAGAAACCATCCCTTCGGCCATGCGCTGGGCATCGGCCTCTTTGCGTTCGATGTTGGAGACCACAGCGCCCTCAAGATCAGAGGTCACGACGTGGCAATGGACGGGCTTGATCTGCCCAAAGCGCCAGCACCTGCGGATCGCCTGGTAGAACTGCTCGTATGAGTCGGAAAGGCCAAGAAAAACCACGTTAGGGCAATGCTGGAAGTTCATACCAAAGCCACAGATTGAAGCCTTGGAAACCACCACGCGATGCGATCCGTCCTGGAACCCGAGCATCCTGGATTCCTTCACTTCCATGGAATCGGAGCCGGTAATCTCAACAGCGCCGGGGATGGCCGAAGCCGCTGATTCTGATTCAGCGTTGAGGTTGGAGAAGATCAGCCAGGGCTCATTGGGCTTCGTGGCCACAATCTCCGCAACACGGGCCACACGCTCCGGGGTAGTGATCTTGCGGGCCTGCTGACGTTCCTGGAGTGTGGTGGCTTCCAGGGCGAACAGGAGCCCATCGGGGGTGTGCTCCGCCTGGACGATGTGGGGGTGCATGATCAGTTCGGGCAGGATGAAGTTGCCATCCTCATAGCCCAGGTCTGAAGGCTTACGGATCATCACAGCCCAGGAAGCCAGCCACTTCCAGAAGTCGTTCTCAGCGTGGCCCTTGATACGCCACTTGGCCGTATCCCCGCCATCATGGACGAAGAACGTGGACAGCATCTCGGTGCGGGTCAGAACCCCCAGGAACTCCGCGTGATTCCCAAGCTCCATGTGATCGTTTGGGGCTGGGGTGGCCGTGCAGGCCAGCTTGAACGGGGTTTCCTTGAACGACTCGATGATCTGCTGTCGGAACTTGCCGTCATAGCTCTTGAGGATGCTGGATTCATCCAGGACGATCCCGGTGTAATCCGAAGGGTTGAAGTGATCCAGCATCTCGTAATTGGTGATCGTGATCCGCGCATCGCAAGGGGTGCGGGAATACTCCAGGTCGATGCCGAACTTCTTACCCTCGCGCACTGTCTGTTGAGCCACGGCCAGAGGCGCGAGAATCAGCACCTTGCCGGGAACTTGATCCGCCCAAGCAAGCTGCATCGGGGTTTTGCCCATTCCACAATCTGCGAAGATGGCAGCGCGGCCACGCTTGAGCGCCCAACGGACAATATCGGCCTGGAATGGGAATAGCATGGAGGGGACCGGGCCAGGGGATGGGAGCCCAGTAGGTATCGCCTTGATAGCCTTGGATGCGATGAACTCTTGATAGCTCATGCCACCCGCCCAAAGATCGCGTAGGCAACGGCATAAAGGTTCTCAAGCTGGCCCTCAAGCTCTGCAACTTCAAGCGCCTTAAGCCCACGATGCTTGGCACGTTCCACCAGATCGAAGTGATACCTATCCCGGAACTCCCGATACAGGCTGACCCATGCCTCGCGGTGTTCTATGCCGCTGGAATAGCAATGGTCTCGGACGATACGATTAACCTTGGCCCGTGTGCTTAGGTCCGCAGGATGAACATCTGGGGTTGGAAGCGAAGTCAGCGACTGGAGAGCGACCTCAGTGCGGGTTTCAATGGCTTCCACGCGAGTCTGGAGCGTCTGGATCTGCCGCTCATGGTCCACTAGCACCTGAGCCTGGGACAGCAGCATCTCGGCAGGGCTGAGACTCTTTACCGAATAGGTGCCGGTCTTGCGAATCGCGGGCAGGACTTCCCCGGCGATCCACTTCTGCATGGGGAGAGCCAGCGGCTTATCTGACCGGCCAAGGAAGAAAAACATGCCCGCTTCGGTAAGCGTGACCATATCTTGCATTCCTCCAAGGGTGTTAATCGGATTACTACCCTTCCATTCGTCCGGGATATGGGCGGTCAGATTTTTCTGCCAGCGGTAATTCAGGGCCTCGGCTACGTCTTTGGCAACCCATCGGGGTTCCCCATCTGGCCCGGTGACGGTCCTGACAGCCAGACCTTGAAAGGAAAAGGTATTGAGGTTAGATTGGGACATCGGCTTGACTCCTCTATGGATAGCCGGTTGCGGTTTAGGCCCCGATTGGTCGCTCTTTCGGGGTCTTTTCTTGCCCATGACCGGAGAGATTCCGGATCAGGTCAAAGAGGTTTTCCATTTCTTCTTCGCTGAGGGCCTGGATGACCGTGGGTAACATCCCCAGGTGAATGAATCGCTCGTCATTCAGCGACTCCCAGCGACTCCATGTGCCCGCGTCCACACCCAGCGGGACGTATAGGTCTTGGGGCATACGCTCCAAGCGATCAGCGGCCGTCCTGAGCCAGCGTTTGACCTTCAAGGTGTCGTGCGCGACCTTATGCACGGTGGCACCCATGGCCCAAGTGATCGAGTTCCTGAATCTGAGTTGGCAGGTGAATTTCGGGCTTACTCCCGAATGGAGAGCCGCAGCCCAGCAGATCCAGAGACAGGAACGGGAACGTCCTCACGATGCCGCCTCTAGTGAGTCAGAGCCGTGAGGGCCGGGGATCGGATCAAAGCCCATCATGATTGCGGCAAGCCGTGGGATACCCGCAGCAGCTTCAATCTTCAAAGCCATTGCCTTCGTCAAGGGCAACTTGCCATGTATCAGACGGTTAATGTAGGCGTCATCCTGTCCACACCTCCGGGCAACTTCCACGATGGAGAGGCCGGAATCCCAGATCAGTTGGCTTACGTCGATACCCATGCTTCAAATTCTGTATCATCGTTACAGAAAGTCAAGGGGGTTCGTGATGCAGATTCTGGACCGTCAGCACAGAATGAGCCCATGCCGCGCTGGAAATATAGAGATGCCTTCAATGCTGACTATCTGGCCTTCCACAAGGGGTCAGACCTCAGCCACGATGAGATAGCCGAAAAGCTAGGCAAGAGCGCCCATGCTATTGCCACATACCGGCGCAAGGGTGAAAGCGGCAGCATTCCTCCCGAGGATGTGATTCGGAAGTTTGCGGCCATGGTAGGGAAATCCCCGTTCACTTATATGGATGATCCAAGGGTAGGAGATGCCGTTGGGCTGGAAAATTATGCAGACATGCCCCAATGGCAGCGTGATCTGCTCCAGCGGAACCTTCGTGGGATTGATGGATCTAACCTATCGCCCCAGGTGTGGGAAATGTTGCTCGACCAACTCTTGACGCAAGCAAGATCAATGGAAGCAGCGATCCTAGCCGGTAAAAAGGATGTGACAAAATAGGGCACCCGCTGTCCAATCCTGAGTGGTTCAATGTACGACCCCAGGAAAAGGTTCAAGATGCCAGACTCAATTATCGCCCTTGCCGCTTTCGCCAAGACCTTTGGGATAGCGGTGATATCCGTTACAACTGACATTCCGGCCACAACAACGGATGGAGTTGTCGTGTTTATTTTCATCCCTGTTTCAGCCTCACCAGCGGAGCAAGGGCGCATCCTAGCGGAGTTCATGCGGGGTATGGTCCCCGAAAGGAGAGTTGCTTGAGAATCCCTATCGCCTGCATCTTCATGTCGGTTGCCCTCATGGGGCAGGGATACGACAAAACCACCTGGGGGATGACGGAGGCCCAGGCCCGCGCAGCTTACCCAGGCATTCAATGGTCAGATGTCCGAATCAATGGGCATGTGCTGTCGGATGGTATCTGCCGCATGTCCAAGATTGATGACATAGATGTTGAGGTGGTATTGAGGTTCAAGGATGACCACCTTTCCAGCGCAGAAGTAGCCATGGCCAATTCCCGCGCAGGAACTTCGGACCAAATGCTTGCAGCCATGCGAAATGTTTCAAGGCTTAAAAACTTGCTGAAGGATAAATATGGAGTGCCCACTGGGGGAAGATTGGACCCCGAATGGGTATTGGATGGCATGACGGTAAAGACACGGACGATGACGATGGTCCCCGGATTGATTATTTTTTCGATTGAATACAAGCCTCGGAATGCCATGTCTGGCCTGTAAAACACCCCATAGATTTCACAGAAGCACTCTTTGGAGTGCTTTTTTTTTTGTCTTTTTTTATGTAGGCTGTTGACTTTTCTGTATCGCTGATACAGAATTAGTCCAGGCAAGCAAACAACCCTTCCAACCCACTGAGCGAACCAGGGGAACCCATGACCACCACCCGCCTAGACATCATCAAGGGCCTGAGCCAGCAGATTGCCGACATCTGCGACATGCCCACCGTTCCCGCCATGGCATGGGAGCGCATCACCGAACTTCAGGGCGAGATCGAACACCAGATCAACCTGAGCAACCAGGAATTCGAGGCTGAGAACGAAGCCCAGATCCAGGCCGAGTGCAACGCCGGAGCCCGTGCGCTTCGTGCCATCTGCACTCAGGAGTGGGCCTCATGAGCCACAAGTTCACCGCCTCCGAGATTCTGGATGCCTTCCAAACCCACGGCTCCGATGTTTCCTACTGCCCCGACTGTGGGGAGTTCCAGGGATCGGACTCCAACAACTGCGGGGACCGCAACTGCCAGGGTGACTCCTGCACCCGCTATGAGGACCTCCGCTATGAGCTTGAGGTTGCCTTTGAGCGTGAGACCGAAGCCATGGGGAAGTTCGTGACGGCTATCGCTGAGGCCCTTGGCGTCAAGGAAGTCTTTGGCGGTGGCTTCGTTGAATCAGACATTTTGGACGCCATCAAATCTCTTAAAAGGAACGCAGCATGAGCCAAGTCCTAACCGCCGAAGTAGTGGCACCCCTTACCCCTGAGCAGGAAGCCGCTGCCGCCCTGAACCACGCGATGGAGGTAGTCACCCGCGCCAAGGCCGTGGTGATCAAGTCGGATGACGATTACCGCGCCTCTGATTCAGCCTGCGCTGCCATCAAGGGGGAGATTAAGAAGGTTGAGGCCCGCCGTGATGAGTTGGTCCGGCCCCTAAATACGGTGGTCAAGAAGATCAACGCAGGCTTCAAGGATGTAACCAGCGCCCTGGAATCCGCATTGGATGCCTACCGCCGCCCCATGACCGCCTATCAGACTGAACTGGCCCGCCAGCGTCAGGAAGCGGAAGCCCTTGCCAGGAAGGAACAGTTTCGCATGGAAGCCGAGGCCCGCGCCAAGGCCGATGCCGAGATTGCCGCCGCCAAGCTGGCCCGTGAGGAAGCCGACAAGGCCCGCGCAGAAGCCGAGAGTGACGATCCCTTTGCCGCTGCACTGGCTGAGGAGGAAGCTGCCGAGGCTGAGGCCCGCGCCAATGAGCAGGCCGAAACCGCAAAGCAGGCTATCCGCGACATGGCGACTATCGAGGTCATCCCCGAATACACCGCCCCCAAGGTCACTGGATCAGCCTCCAAGACATTCACCGTCTGGACGTATGAGGTTGAGGACGAAAGCCTCATTCCCATGGCTTACCGCCCTGTTGACCATGCCTCCATCGCCCGCGATGTGAAGGCTGGCAAAGACGGATGCCGCATCCCTGGAATCCGTGTGTTCTCCCGCATTGAGGTGAAGTGATGACCACTCGTAAATTCACTCCCGAAGAAACCGCCCTGATTCACCGCACCTTCATGGCTGAGGCCAGCAAGGATGATCTGGCCCTGTTCATCGCTACCTGTGAGCGAACCGGCCTTGATCCCTTCGCCCGCCAGATCATGGCCTCCAGCCGCAACGTCAACAAGAACGGTCAGTGGGTAACGGTCTGGACTTGGCTGGTGACCATCGACGGACTCCGAAAGATCGCCGTGGACAGTGGCGATTACGAGGGCCAGGAAGGCCCCTGGTGGTGCGGGAAGGATGGCGTCTGGCATGAGGTATGGACCCAGCCCACGCCCTGCTTTGCGGCCAAGGTGCTGGTTCACCGCAAGGGGTTCAGGACCGGCCTTTCCGGCATCGCCAAGTATGAAAGCTACGTCCAGAAGAAGAAGGATGGAAACCCTAACAACGTCTGGCAGAACCTTGGCGATCACATGACCGCGAAGTGTGCCGAGGCCCTGGCCCTGCGCCGTGCCTACCCCAATGAGATGGCTGGACTCTATACCTCTGATGAGATGGAGCAGGCAGGTATCGAGCCGCTTGAGCCGGTTTATGTCTCGAAAAAGACCCCGGAGTCTGTTCATAACGTCGAACCGATCCACCCCGTTACCGATGGCTGGGGGATCGACGCGATGAGTGAGTTTGAGGGCATCTTGGACCGCGCATACACCGCCTTTGGCCGTGGTGGGAAGCCAGAAGCCTTTGCCGCATTCGCTGAGAAGTGGAAGGCCCGCAAGTCTGAGCCCGCTGGGCCAGTGCTGGTTGCCATGGAAACATTCGTGGCGAAGCTCGAAACCGCAGCCGCCAAGAAGATGGAGAAAGCGTCATGAATGACGCTACCCGGCTGAAGAACTACCGGGAGGAACTGGCCTCGCTGGTTCCTCCCACCAGCCCCGGCGCAGTCAAGGCTGATGACCCGCGCATGATCCGGTATCACAAGGACTTTCAAGCCTACGTCAACCGGAAGCGACTGCTGACTGAGTGCATCAACGGCATGACCGCCCTGGTTCAACCCTACCCAAAGAACCCCAAAGCCTGCACCCCCACGGCTGAGTTCAATACACACGCTCATTGCTACGAGAGGAAGGCATCGTGAACTCATTTGAACACATGATCCTTTTCATTCTGGCAACAACTAAAACAGAAGAAACGCACAACATGGAACTTATCCACCGCGATTTGCATTCAGGAGGATTGCCAATAAATGGCTTCAACCTGAACGATAAATGCCGCGATCTATGCTGTCCGGTCTGCTGCGGACTTCCTCCATGGCAATGGGATGGAATGTTCTCAGCATCCGTAAAAGTAACCCCCAGGATGGAGAAGGATTATCACTGGGTAAACAAAACAATGGTGTGGAATAAAAAATTCAGAGTTGATTTCACGGCATTCAACTGGAGAACCGAACGCACCTGGGGATGGATTGATAAGCCATTCGGTGAATGTAGCCAATGCCATAAATGGGGACAAGTCGCTAATCATAAGATCCCTACTCCATACATCAAATGTGATGGTGAGCCATACAAAGACATTAAGAGATGGAATAAGTTGCATGTTTGTTTGAAGTGCATCAAGTCTGAAAACAAATCCATATCAAAACTAAATCAAGCAAAAGAAGTTAAACGCCTAATCCGTGAACTCAAAAAACTAGCGAAGGGAGCTTGAAATGATGGATGCACCGAAGAACCTGGGAGAGCTTCGCCGGATGCTTGCCGAGACAATGCACGAAGTTCGATATGGGCACATGGACCCTGCGCGTGGGATTGCAACGGCTAAGATCGCAGCTCAGATTGCGAATGCTTACGAGGTTGAGATTAAGGCTTGGGTTTACATCCAGGAGATGGATGGCGAAGTCAAATCACTCGGGAAGATGCCTATTAACACTCTCCCGTTCCGCAAAGAAACGGCTATCACTCTTGAGCAAGTCCCATGAGCAACTTCCCTTACCAGGAAACGCCATACGGATTCCAATGGGGTCCGGTGCTGATCGAGCGTTGCGCCTCTGATCCCAAGTGGGGTGTGATTCTGACCCTCAAGACTCAAAAGGGAACGGCTGAGGTTCGTGTTACTCCATCCGGGATCGTCAGATACAGCCTGGGGGCCAAGTGATCCGCTTCCTGAAAGCCTCCTTTATCACGCTCACCACGGCCTTTTGGGTGGTGTTCTGCTTCGGGGTTCTGAGTTGTGCGGTGGAGAACCATCGAACAGGCAAGGTAACTGATTCCCAGGTCCAGGAATACAACCGGGGCATTGAGGAAATGAACCGAATCATTGAGCGTGAACGTCAGATTGTGAGGGCTGCAAAGTGATTCTGGTTTCCATTGTTGTCATTACCCTCTGTGCCTTCGCGTTCAAAGGCATCTGGGACATCGTTACCGAGTCCGACCAGGACATCATCCACCGTAGGCAGCAGGAGGCTCTGCGGAGGTATCACAAGGCCATGGCGAAGGACCGCCAGAGGGCAACCGGGTATTGGATGGAGCGGGGGAAGATCATCCGTCCACGGGTGCAGGAATGAGCCACAGTCCCGCCACACTCGAAAAGCGCAGGGAGTATCAGCGGCTTTATCGGATCAACCATGCCGTGGCCATCGCCAAGGCAAGCCGAGAACGCTACCGGCATCTCAAGAGCCTGGGTATCTGCGTCATCTGTCGACTGTCTGACGCTCTCCCTGGTCTGGTCCGGTGCCAGGACTGCACTAAAGAAGCCCTAGCCAACAAGGCAGACCTGAAGGCTAGGAGAGATGCCCCATGAGGTGCCGCGCATCCGAGATCGAAGGCCAGTGCCAGAACGAAGCCATCACCGGAGAGTTCCTGTGTGATTACCACCTGGACCAGATCGAAGAGGGTCACCGGGTCCGCATGGTTGCCTCCCCCAGGTGCTCCGCAACAGCCAAGGGGATGTATGACCGGCCCTGCCGACTCCCCGCCGCTGAAGGTGAAGACCTGTGCCATGTCCATCTGAGGGCTAGCCGAGACCCTGCGTTGCAGGTGATCCAGGAACTGATCCGCAAGAAGCAAAGCGCGGCTTAGGTGTCTGCGGATTCTGCGGAGCGGAACATTGAAACACAGCAACCGTGCGGGTTTGCACCAACCAACCCGCCACTGTCCAGGAGATCCAGTGTCCCTGAATCTTGAAACCCAGGAACAACTCGACAACCACAACCGAGCCGTGGAACTTCATAACCTCAAACTCCGCATCGCCAAGCTGGAGCCAATCGTGGATCTCGCGGCGAAGTGGTATCTGGCTGGCACCCCGCAGGAAGGCGTGAACCAGGCACAGCTTGACCTGGAGGACGCCCTGCACACCTACCTTGAACTCACCTGATCTTGTCCAAAAGGAGGTCCCATGTCTTGCTGTGATGGCTGGTGGGAGCCTGATGAAGCCGTGAATGGAGAGTGCCCCGCCTGTGGCGGTCCTACCGTTGATGGCAGCGCACAGTCCGGCTGCAATTACTCACCCTGTATCTGCGAAGTCTGCGGTGATCGTCCCTGCGACGGCAGTTGTTGATCTTATCCAGAAGGAGCCCACATGGATGACCAGCGTGAAACATTGGCGCGAGATTACTTCGTCAAAGAGCGCAGCGACCTAATGGCCCGTGTCGCGGAACTGGAGGCGGCGCTGAAAATCGCAGCCGAGGCGATGGGGGAACGGCGAGGATACAGCGAAGGCTGGGAATGGAAGTATGGTCCCGCCTGGGATGAAGAAGATTCCATCGTGCGTAAAGCACTTAACCGCAACTGATCTTGTCCAGGAGATACCCGATGGATTACCACGGCATCACCCACCCATGCCCTGGATGGCTTCTGCCCCTCTGGAGGCGGGTCTTCTGCCGGAGGAACATCCACGCCTTCGATGAGGTTGGCTGCACCGAAGGTGGCTATCTCTCCTGCGATGCCTGCGACTTGGTAGTTTTCATCAAGTCCGTAGACACCACTTACCAAGAACTGTGAATGTCCAGGAGA